CTCATTTTCTTAGTAGGCTACCGGTGCGTGCGACTCTCGCCCGCTCTTACTGTTGTGACATGTGGCGCACATAGGCTGATGGTTGGCAGGCTGCCAGAACTCTCCACCGAGGCGCACAGGCGTGACGTGGTCCACCACCGTGGCGATGGCTTTGCACTCGACGCACAGCGGATGCAGCGACAGGAACACCTTGCGATACTTGCGCCACTTGGTGGTGTTGTACCGCTTGTCCTGGTGCCGACGCTCGTGCATCTGCTTACGCTTCGGTGGCTCTGGCATGCGTGGCATCAGCGTCCTCCCTGCATTAGTGTCGCCTCAAGGTGATCAGCATACCGTCGCTCCCCCTCTGCTAGGTGTGCCTTCTGCGGGTCATTAGACCACGCCTCTGCGCGTCTACGATGCCAAGCGACGTTGTCTCTTACCTGCTTCTCATCGACGCGCTTTACGGCCCTTTGAGGCACGGTCTTGGCGTTCCTGCGATACCACGCCTCTGCCACTGGCTTCCACTGCCTGATCTCCCCGCTCTTGTTGCGCCAATTGCGGGCATCGTAGTAGCTGAAGAAATCGCGTGCCCAGCTTACCACGTGGCTGCTGTTGCTTGTGCGCTCTCTGTCGTTAATGTGGCGGAAGTAGTCACGCACTTGCTGCCAATGATGTGGCCTTTTCAAATCATCCATCTCTTTATGTTCTTCTTTAAAGTCTCTATTAAGTTCTTTATTACGGGTAGACACTGGTGTCTCCCCCCCCTGGACACTGGTGTCTACCCCCCCTAGACAATCACGACACATTAGCTGTCGTTGTTGTCTACCCTCCAAAGCCTCCAAATAGCCTTTGTCGAGTAGTGTGTTGACGGCCCTTTGTGCTGTGCGCTTGGATACGCGCAGCAGCTTACTAAAGCCAGTATTGGTCATGAAGCAAGGGTTACCCTGCTCACTGTAGCCATAGACAACTGAAGCAACCAAGCGCTCCGTAACGTTGATGTCCTCCAGTTCCCATATGTGCATTGGTAGGATGATGTGCTTGCGTGGCATCAGTCTCTGCCCCAGCTGTTCGCCAGGTCGTAGTTGGTGTCTAAATCGCTCTTGAATAGCTCCGTGATGGTCAAGGTGTACTCTACTTCTTTGTAGCGCTTGTCGATGTTCTTGCCGTATGGTGAGGTAATGTGACCTCTTACCATGCTTTTGGCCTCCTTGCGGCTTGAGACATACCACACGACGCGCTCACCGTAAGCCTTGCATTCAAAGACGGCTTTGTACGTCTTGCTCATAAGATGCCTTCACGCTTCATCGCGGTAAGCAGTTCAAGAAAGTCCTCTAGGTAAAGGGCAGCGACCGGAGGCTGGTGATTGCGCTTGTGTATGATCACGTTGATGTTCGTGTCCAACGGCATCCGTTCAAGTACCTGGTGATAGTTAATGCTCGACTCCACAGCCTTGCATTGAATGTAGAATGGGTCCGTATCGGTCAGGTCCACCCCCATATCATCCAGCTTCTTGCTCACGTAACCTGTGCGCTCTACGTCGCCTCCAAATAGGCGCATCCACACCTTCGCAATCTTCAGCTCAAATCGCTTGCCCTTGTCCCTAGAGTTTATCATTCCATTCCTCTGCGTTGCTTAAAGTATCTAAGGCGCTGCTCCATACGCTGCTGCATATACTCCGGTAGGTTATCCTTACCAAAGTAGTCCTCAATAGCTTCCAAGGCGCGTCCCATCACAGACTTAGCCTCCTGAATCTCTGGAGGTTGTTTCATGCCTCTGTCCTTCAGCATGCCGCTGATACGGATGAGGTTCTCCTCTGTATGCACGTGGGCGTAAAAGAGGTTTTGTATCACCTTTTTGATGGCTGTGTCTTGAGTCATCGTGTACGTATTACAGTCATAGCGTTTCTATTAAATAATGTCCAATGCTGGCACCCACGAGGGCGCGTCCATCTGCCATCCGGCCTCGTCGTCCTCGTCGTGATTATGGCGCACCTCTCCATCCCAACGCTTCCATTGCTCGATGAGGTTCTCCCATTCGATGTGGCCGCGTGCGATGTATTGTGGCTCTAACTCGATGACTTGGACGTGGTGCGGTGCAGCTGACTCGACAGCGATAATAAAATATGACTCGTGATCGTACCCCATAAGGGCAGCGGCGCGCTGATAGATGGCCGCTTGCATGTAGTACTTGAAGTCGTAAATCGTGCGCTGTAGGCTGTAGTGGCTGACGTTCTGCGTGGTCTTTAAGTCCAGCATAAACCAAGAGCCAAGGCCGTCTATGATGCCGCGATGCGGTACACCGCACTGGTCAATAGTAAACGGCACCTCAAACTTCTGGCACTGCTTAATCATAGCGCCGGCGTATGGATGTGCCTCCACTCTGTGAGCCAGCAGACGTATGTCCATCGCTTCCTTCGCGGTAACAATGTCTTTATCTGCGTTCTCTTGCTGGAACTCCTTCCACGCATTGCCAGCCCTGCGGCCTTCATATACCGCCACCGTGCGGCTGTACTTCTCCGGCTCTAAGATTGCCCTGTGAACCATCGTACCGAACTGCATGGCCGGTGTAGGTGGCTTCTTATTGTTCTTGTAGTCCAAGAAGGCCAGCGGCGATCGTGAGAACGCCTTTAGGCTGCTGAACGATAGAGGCAGGTGTTTATCCTTCGACATTGTAAATGGGGTTTCCTGTAAGGTCAAACAACTCTTTGGTGATCATGCGCATCCTGTGGTTCATGCTGTTCCATTCATTGTCCTGGTTGCCGTGCTTCTCATTAAAGCGAGCTAACAGATTCCATCGTTCGTGGCGCAAGCGGCTTATCTGCTCGGCTTGCTGTGGTGTATATGCGCAATCCATTATGTAAATGGTTTTTGGAGATGCCAAGCCAAGAATTGCATCGTACTCAGTGCCTCGCGCGATTTCACCCACCGTCGCGACGCCTTGTGAGCTTGGCGCAACATCTTGTGGCGACGGCGGTGCTGGTCTATTAACTCGACGAGCTGGTCTCTTTCCCTCTGCCATGTCTTAGAATGGAAGGTCATTGCTGACAGGCTTAGACTTAGCGACGCTCAACTCAGGCAGCTCCTGCACAAAGGGACTTTCTGCGTCGTACAACTTAGTCAGGTCCACGTACTTGTGTGCCTCCGATGCAAACGCAACGAGGTTCTCCTCAATGGGTGACTGTACGCCGGTGACATTGTACTTGGTGTCGAGGCCCTTGCCGACACGCGTAACGACAAGCTCAAAGTCGCTCCAGTGTGCGTCATTAAAGAGCATAGCCATCTGGTCAATAATGGTGCGTTGAGAGAATGACCACAGCTTTACTCTGCCGTTGTTGTTGTCGTGATCGTACTCGAACACTACAAAGGCCACAAACTTCTTAGGGCGCTCGTCGCTAATGGCATGCTCTGGGCGTTGCGCGTCTGGCTCCCAGCGTACCGGCTTACCATCTACAAACAGCTCGTGACCTGTAATGGGCTTGCTAATGATGCGCAGGTTGCGCTTGTCACCGTCTTGAAACTTAACGTAGTCGGAGGCGCTGCTGTTAGACTGCTGCAAAAAATTGAAAATATCGTTTGGCATATTGGGTTTATTTGTTGGCCCAAGTACGTCATACGAAGCGGGGAATAAAAAAAATCTTAGACCTCGTTATCAACATCGCGACGTTGGCGGAGCATTTTGCGCAGTCTAACGATGTTTATTGCAAGCAGTGTACAAGCGCCCGCAGCGCTCAAGGTCCAGTCTACTACGTCTTGCCAGCGCGTAATCTCCCAACCGAGCCACACAAGGTTTAACGTTAATAGGTTGGCCCCGTCATTCATTTCTCCAAGGTACTGAACAGCAGCGGCAGAACGCCCACAAAGCACAATATCACTGCCTCCCAGGTGATGCCATGCACAACAATCTGCTCACAGGCAGTCGTAACAATAACGCCGCCGGCAGTGTTCTTAAGCGACCACCGCTTAAGGTCTCCCTTACTCTCAATAGCTGAGGTCAGGACACGCCATCCATTGCTGGAGCTGCCCAAAGACCTCCGCGACCTCAAACGATGGGCAAGCCTTCGCGCTGTATTCCCTATGGCCATGTAAGTCAAGTGGTTGATTGAGTACAAGACACAGCGCACGACACAGGCGCTTGATGGCGCTGCGCTGCTCCGTCGTCATAGTGTTCTTTGGGTGACCGCTGTAATCAAGGCCGCCAACGTAGCAGATGCCAATGCTGTCTTTGTTGTGGCCCTTGGTGTGTGCGCCGGCGCGGTTAATGGGTCGACCGCTCTCAATGGTACCGTCCAGCTTGACCACAAAGTGGTAGCCGATGTCTGACCAATTGCGCGGCGCTGACATGTGCCACACGCGTATGGTCGCGGCGTTGACGTCATGGTCTTCTTTGGTCGCACTACAGTGCAGGATGACTCGCGTGATTTCTCTCATTACACTACTGTGGGTGCTGCCTCTGGCTGTACATATATATATCCAAAGCCTAACGAATAGCCAAGGACCCTCACGTATGAACCGCTCGCTGTAGGTGCCGTGATTGTAATGTCTCCAGCCGTCTGAGAGATGTACAAAACACGCCCTGCCGCAAAACTCCAACTAGTACTGTACATAACGCCACTGACTAGGATGCCGTCATTCTTTGACGATGTACCGACGGCCACACCAAGTAGGCCAATGCTTGTACTCAGCGCATCGGCGTCGGCTGCTACCCATCCAGCGCTGGTGTATACGTAGAGGTTGCGTATTGTCGTGGTGTCCCTGCTCCACTTTACAACGCTGCCTTCGTATTCGTTTGTAGTGAGCGCGTTGTTGTGGTTCAGAATCTTCAGGACCTGTCCGTCCATTTCGTTCTGCGTGTCCTCAAGTACCGTAACCCTGTTGTCGACGTCGGTGTTGTCGTCGGCCTGTCGGCTTATGGCGCCTTGTATCTCTCCGCTTAACCTAGTCTGTGTCTCGCTTAGGGCTTGCTGTAGCGTGCCAAGTGTAATCCTGTTGCGGCGTTGGCCAATCTTAATGTTGGCCACACTGCCAACGATTGGCGTGCTGTCGTCGCTTGCCGTGGTGCTTGTGCTGCTGTCGTATTGATACTTAAACCACTCGCCCTCATACAACGCTTCTGTTGCGTTCATACGCAAGCGCATAGGCACGTAGTAGGCCGAGTCACCGTTAAGGCCCTGCACGGCGTGCGTGGGTCCGTACAAGTTACTTGACAGGCGAATAGTACCGTTGGCTGTACTTAGTGGCGTCTGTCGCATGCTTAGAATGTCTAAGCAAGTCAAGTCACAAATGGGTGTGCTTAAGCCTGTGTAGATGCTATTGCTCCACTCGCCGGTGGACTTGGTAAAGGTGCCGTCGTCATTGATTAGCCAAACGCCTTGATTGGGGTTGCTGTTGCCGATGCGGTCGGCAAGGATGGCCTCTGGCAGATCTAGGCTTTCCCTTGCGTTTGCAGCTGCGTTGGTTCGCGTGTAGGTGATAACGTCACCGTCAAACGTTGAGCCGCCACGCGTTTGGTATATGCTGGTAAGGTTGGCGAGTGCAAAGGACTGGCCCAGTGTAGCGTCAGCGCTGGTGACATCGAGGTTGTTTTTGTCAAACACCTTAATGTCCCATTCACCAATTTCCGTCACAGCTACTGTACCAAGGTCTACGTCAATAGGTGGGAAGGTGATGGTGACAGTGCCGGTAAGGTGCGCACCTGCAAAGCGATCGTAGACGGCAGTGTACTCTTGTATCTCGTTGGTGGTGGTCGTGTTGTACGTCGGCGCCTGGTCATTCGGCGCAAAGCAACTCATGTTATCGCCGTTGGTCGTGTAGGTGTTGTTTATGATTGCGCCGGCCGTGTCGGTCATGGCCGTCGTAGTGCGCTTGGCGTATATATCGCCGTGCCGCACCTTAAAGGCAAGGCGTACCCTGCGGCCCCTGTCGCTTGATGCGTTCGTCCCGTAGCCGGTAAAGCTGATGACGTAGCTAAACGTCAAGCTTACGACGTCATTGTCCTCAAGCACTGGCGCACTGTTGGCATAGACGAACTGGCTTGTGATGTTGCCGCTTGCGTTGCCAGCCCCTACGCCGTTCCAATCAAAGGCGTGACCTTCGTAGTCGTGGGTGTAGTTGACTTCAGACAAGCTAGGCAGCGCGCCAAACTCAAAGCCGGCCAGCTTAGTCTTGTTGCCTGATGTGATGGCCGTGGCTAAGCTGTACAGGTTGCCGCTAGTCTGCGTCACAAAGCCTGGCGTGTTGGCGCTGCTGTTGTTGCCGTTGTCGCCACTTTTAAAGTATGCGTATGCCGTCATACCTGCGTTGGCTTTGGCCACAGGTATCACCCACCACGCACCGTGGTACTGCATTAGTCTGGCTTGCAGGTTGGTAAGCATAGACACCAACACCTCCTTGCAAGTGTGGTACTCGGCCTCACCGTTATCCTGCACGTTGCGCAGCTTGGTGTGGTTAATGATGATTTTGCTTGTGTACGGTGCGCCGGTCATCTCCGCGTGTTGCACGTGGTCGGAGACATAAAGGAAGTTCTTGTCTGCGGCCCATGCATCGACGTGGCGCACCTTGCCGAGTATGCGACACAGCACCACGATGAGGTGCGTGGTGTCGGTGTATTCTGACGTGGGGCTATTCTTGTACAGCACCTCGTCCAGTAAGCCGATGTCATCAGTGGCCTCAAGCGTGACAAGGTTTGGGTCTTCGTCTTGGAACGTTAGATCACAGAACAAGACACCAGACCAGAACAACTCTTGAGAAGCTGACGGACCGCGGAAGACCTCAACACGGAAACGGCCTTCTTGTCCGGTCTGTATGTCGCTGAGGAATGTGGCGATGCTGGCCGTGGTGCTGTACACAGGAATACTGCACGCGCTGCTTAGGATTGGCTCGTGTGTATTCTGTCCGCGTCCGTCCCAGTCTAACTGAAAGCCTGGTGTACCCAGCGTCAACGTACCAACAGAGGAGCCGCTGTAGTCGCTGTCATAGAAGTCAAGGTTGTACTCTGTGCCTACCTCGTCTTTAAACCCTGCTGTAAATCTCTTTGCCATTACTTGCCAAATCTGCGGCGACGGCTGTAGCTGCTGCGCTCCTCACTAAGTAGGAGGTCGCGGCCACGGATCGTGCCGGTCACGTTCACATTCCCACCGCCTATCATATTCTTGAGCTTGTCCAATGGTGCGACGACCTCTGGGTTAATGCTGCTTGTGCCAGGTCCCTCGCCGACCATAGCAAGACTGGCGCCGGTAAACATTCCGCCCTCTGCCATTTGTGGGATGTTACCAAAGGCTGCGTCCACGATACCCATACCGGCAGCAATTAATGCCGGTATAACAAACATGGCTGCCGGTCCACTCATTTTACCGCTCTTGATTGCAGCCTCAATGATCATCGCTTGAGAAGCTGCCAAGGCTGCTTTGATTGCTTGCGCTGCAAACTGTTTTAAGGCTGCCGTGCTTTCCTTGCCTCCTTTAATTATTGCACTAAAGGCAGTTCCAAACTGAGTGCCAATCTGCACAGCCACACTGCGAATGATTTCGCCCATCATGGTAAACTTTTGGATGGTTGCATCCGTCGAAAAGTTCACCGAGTCATAGCTGCCTTTTAAAGTGTGGTTAGCGTGAACCGCTGCTAGTACATCGACAGCATGATCGGAGTACATGCTGCGCACCTTGCCAAGCGACTGCAAGTGTGACTGCTCTACTGCAATCAGTTCTTTCTTGGCCTGTACTTCTTTACTCGTGCCGCCGTCTGTGGTCGTCGTTGGTGCTGCCGCTGGGGCGTCTGGTAAGGTGCTTGCGCTTGTCGTGCTAAAGGCAAAAAGCTCCTCAACCTTATCGACAAAAGCATTAGCGCCTTCGAGGTGGCCGCCAGCTAAATCTTCGCCTAATGCAAATTTGAGTTCACGCGCAAGCTTTTGGGCCGCGTGCGCTTCATTCATTAAGTCCTCAATGTTGCCCTTGTGCGCCTTCTTCAGCTTCTGTCGCAGGTCAAAGAACTGTTCACGCGACTTCTGCAAGTCGTCTTCTGACAGTGAGGCCGTTTGTAATTGGTCAGTGATATTCGCTAAAATGTCAGTCACCGCACCCAGCAACCCTGACTTCTCTGCGAATGTGCCAAGTGCTATGGTCACGCTGTCAAACGCTGTCGTCAATCTGCCGCTGACAGTCTCCGACAGGTTAATCATAGCGTCATTGGCAAAGCCGCCTTCGCTGTGCATCTGCATCAGCGCCTCGTTAAACTCGTCAACGCTAACCTTGCCAGCGCCGAACTCCATGTTGGCGTCGCCGGTGACCTTGCGCAGCTGGTCGAAGATTGGGATGCCGCGCTCCGCAAGTTGGTTTAGGCTCTCAAGCTCAACCTTACCCTTGGCTTGCACCTTGGCAAAGACAGCGGTAATGTCAGCGATGCTGTTGCCTGACGCAGCGGCTATATCGCCCAGCATACGCAGACGATCGTTAATGTCCTCGACACCTACGCCGACGGCCATCAGTTGCCGTGCGCTACGGCTTACCTCCTCAAGCTGGAAGGGAGTCTGTGCGGTGAACTTGTTGAGCTTGTCGACCATCTTCGACGCGCCCTCTGCGCTGCCGGTGATGCTCCGAAATCCTACGCGCAGCTTCTCTAGGTCTGCACCGCTCTTTATGACAGCGGTCAATCCGGCAGCTACGCCGGTCGCTATCATTGTTCCTGCTTTCTTGGCAAGGTTAGATATCTCGCCGAAGTTCCTGCGGAAGTTGGACTTGGTGCGCCGCAGGTCTGAGTTGAGTTTGGTTAGGCCCTTTTTACTGAGACCGATTACAACCTTAAGACTTTTTAGTAGTGCCATTTGTCATCGCTTTAAGCGTCGCCGCCAATGCCTTGTTGCTGCCCTTCTTCTTCTTCTTCTTCTCCCAAGGGAAGATACACAGGTCCTGTGGCTTGAGTCGCTGCCCTGGCTTACCGTGTGGCGCAAGGCTAACCGTAGCTAACCACCGCGTGCGCTCCCACTCCTGTTGCTGCCTCACCTCCTCCTGTCGGTTCATGCCTTGCGCAGCAGCACAGAACTCTTGGAACGTCATGTCATAAAACACAGAAGGGCTGAACCGCAATTGGCCCAGCCCTATCTCCATGCAGTATTCAAATGTCAGCGCTTCGCCTTCACTTTTTTTTTCCGTCTCCGCCACCGAGCAACGCACCGACAGCTTCCGCTAAGGCGTCTAGATCCTTGACCTCAATGAGTCCGAGGAAGTCGTCGCAGTCGTAGTCAAACGGAATGCCAGCGTGCTTGGCTCCACTCTGTGCCATGTAGTAGACCAGCGTACCAATCTCTACAACGTCATCACTGAGTTTGCCAAGGTCGATGCCGGCTTCACGCTTGGCCGCAGCTAAGGCGCGCATGTCGCACCTCAGTGTGAACTCCTTCTCGCTAAGCGTTAGCTTCATCAATCAGCGTCGTTGCTGTCGTGAGTGATGGCACCGCTCAATTCAAACGTGGCGCTGTAAGACACGTTGTCCTCCGTGCCGGCGCTAGTCTCGATGCTTGTGCAAAATGCAGTAGCTGAGAACACATCGTCGTGTGTGCCAGCGTCAACACCAAACTTCAACGCAAAGCTTGAGCGTGCAGCAAAGTGCGTCATAAGCGTAGTGACTGCGCTTGTAGTGTCGTCCACCAATCCGGACACGCTAACGCTACCGGAGCGCAAGCCCTCCAACAGCTCACGGAATCCGCTGCTGTCTTTGGTTGTGATGTCTCTCGTTTCCATGGACAAGCTAATGCTGCCCTCGGTTTGGTCTGGCATTGCTGTACCGGCAATGCTGACGATGTAAACTGTGCCGTTAAAAATGGCCATTACTTCTCTTGTTTTTTGTTGTTTGCGATAATCGCGTTCAGCAACAAATCGACGTACGCGAAGACGCGATCGTCATTGATGCTTGGCGTGAGGTTGACCACCACCTTAGCAAACACCATGAGTGCCAGGAGCAGCTCTGCCCAATGTGTCAGGAAAAAGTCCATGACCTCAAGTTACAGTTCTTCGCCAAACCAACCGGCCTCCCTTGCTTCTTCTTCTGTAAGTATCTCCGCGTCGCTGGGCATGAGGTACTGAAACAGCACAACGTCATTGGTTGAGATGTAGTACGTCATGGCTGCGCGCTCGTCAGTGGTGAGCTGTGGGAACAAGGACACCAGGGCTGTGATGTCGCGCTGCGGATGCACCTGAATAGCAAGCTCCGTGTCACCAACGCAAGCCCACTGTTCTGTTTCTGGGTGCTGGATTAGGCCAAGCAGCTGCGTCGTTACATGGCCGTCGCCATGCAGCACCTTAGGCAGCTTCAGGTTGTACAGCTCTTGGCTGATGCCTTGCGCGCGTTGCTCGCTTGTCAAGTTCAGGCGCGGCGTTACTGGGAGGTATACTGTGGCCATTAGTAGATGCTGTAGTAGTTGTTGATGTCCGTCTCTATGCCGCTCAAGTTGCTGGATTGGTCGGTGGTCCACAGCACTATCTCTTGCGCTTTACCTTCAAAATTGATATTTGCTGTGGTTCGACCATTAAAAAGAGCATCCACGCTTACACTAGACATGCTGCCTGTTGCTTCACTTACACCGTTAACGTGGATAGTTGCCGAGGAAGTAGCAATAGCTGCAATTAAAAGTTGGTTAGTGTTGTTTACGTAATTGGTGCCACGTACAGGAGTCACGCCATCAAGCATTACAATATTTCCGTGGGTAGCATTTGAGCCAGGCATTGTGAACCCAGTAGTTGCATCTGCCAAAAAGTAACTCGCATAATTTAAAGTAGTCGTGCGAGCTACATAAAAAGCCGAGACGACATCAAGCTGAGACACGTTCAATTTGCCTGTGGTTAAGGTGTCAAGCGCTGGCTTCCCGTTGTCAGTAATCACAGACGAGCCGTCATATATCTGCGGTTGATTGAGGCCTGTGCTTTGCGTGGCGTCGTTCTGGTTGCCGCTTTGATCGTACCAGGTAACCACGTAGCCGTTTGCACTACCGCAATGAGTGGCGATGGCTGACGTGTCCAGGTCTCCAGAGCCATCGAAGCCAATGTCTGTCTCGCTGTCGTCGCTGTCCCTGCGGATGCGCATGCAACTACCGCTGTAGTCTTTGTCTAGCAACCGCACGGAGTAGGCTGCTGCCGCTCCGGTGTAGGTGTCAAGTAGTTTGTCTGGTGAGCTGCTAATAACGGTGCGCACAATGAGCACGCTGCCGTTGGCTGTAATGCTGTTAATGTACGCGTCGACGATAGCCTGGATAGTCGATTGCGCAGTGTTGTCGTATGGCCCTAGCGGATACTGCTGCATCTGACTCAGCGCAGTAGGGAAGGGCGTAGCGCTGATGTACATCGTGCGGCGCACAGTGCTGTCCGCTACAGTGTCGGCGAGGTAGTTGCTGATGAAGCCACGACCCTGCACGCTGTTGATGCCTTCGAAGTATTCGACGGTGTGGCCAGCGTTGGTCAAGGCAGTAACTGAAGCTTGTGCTGAGCTGTTGCGGCTGTTGCTGAAGAAGGCGTTGTTGCCGTCGCTCATTTGTGACTGCGCGCGAGCAAGCGATTGCGTCAGCTCGCTAGCGCTGGGAGAAGCTGTAGCACCAAAGTTGCCAAGCACAGCAAGTAGATCGCCAGTGCCTACGGTTCCACTTTGGTCTATGTCGCCAAACAGCCCATTGGGGAACATGCTGTCGGTAAGCCCAGCGTCGGCACCGTACTCAGTAATGACGCCCTGCAGCATGCTAATGGTAGCTTTGTCGGAGCTGTCGTGCGTAACGCTGCCCTCTGGAAACTGTAGCGTGTTGGCTGTGTCGCTATTAGCTGCGTCAGTTTCCTGTACGGTTAGGCTGCCTCCGCCGCCGCTTTGAATCGTGGCCGTGCTGCCGTTAATGGTGACCGTGTTGTTGCTAAACACCAATTTTGTCACCGCGCCGCTTGGTGTACCGTCAGCCTCTTCAACCGTAAATGAGTTAGACGGAAACTGTGCCACGCTGACCGCTGTGCCGGTGCGCTGGATACGTACGTCGTAGGTCTGCTCCAATACATACACGCGTTGGTCAGGATCAAACTGCACATCGCTTGTGTCAAAGTCTATGCTCTGCACCTCGACGCCGCTCAACGTTCCGCTCTGACGGTCTAAGGCGCCACGTACGGCAATGCCAAGGTTCATGCCGACCTCGTAGTCATCGCTCACGCAATACAGCTCTACGCGCGCTGTATCGAGTTTGCTTGTGGCGTTCTTCGTGGCTGCCGGTGTCGTGTCCGTTACGGTGTAGACAATGAAGGGAAGGACAGCGTCTTGCTGCGCCATCTCTGGGAAGATGCGGTCCGCGCAGATTGCACCTACGGAGCTGCTGTCCTTAAGCAGTTTGTATATCGCTTTGCCTGTTTCCATCAGAGTTTGAATTTGTCGAAGACCCTGCGGTACTTCATAATCATAAGGCGTTCCATAGCTGGACGCAACCGAGCCAAGGCAGGGCCAATTTTATTGAACGCTGAACTGCCAACACTGCGGTTGCGACCTCCTACGTGGCCACTCTCTACAATACCTGCAAACCAGCCGTCATTGTTTGGCGACACGCCGCCAGACCTTGGACCGACAAATACATTGACGCGGCTACCACGGCTGTTGCGCACACCAATAGACCTGCGCAGCGTGCCTGGCTGAATGTCTAAGTTAGGCCCACGCTTGCCACCGCGCTTACCTGACCTGCGCACCTCAAACACTTGCTTGCTTCTTGGTACTTGCGGCTTAACACGCTTGGCCGCCATGCGTCCAATGTCGCGGTTGCTCTTGCGCAGTTCCTTGGCCATGTCTTTTGGGAAAGCACCAATGCGGCCAATCTGCTTAAGGAGCTCATCGAGACCTTCGACCTTACCTGCCATCAGTCCCTTTCTCTTTGCAGAATATGCGGAGGCCGTCGCGGCGGCCTATCTCCTCAAAGCCAAGTATCTCATACTCGCGGCTCTCAAAAATTATTGCATCGTCTTGGCTAATACTAACACCGCTGCCACTGTCAATAGGGTTAGGATGGTGTACCACAAAAGTAACATCGCGTTGGGGGAAGATTTGGTAGGCCTTCATGCTCTCGCCGGCGCTGCCAGCGTAGATCACTTCAGCCCACATGTTATTGTTTACGGTAGCGCTTACCGTAGGTTGTCCGTAGTCGTCCTGTGTAAACGTCTCGGTCCTGTGCGTTATGTATCGGTCTCGCCGTCCTGCGTTCTTCATGGCTGATAGATAACGCGGTAAGGATTAAGCAAGGCCTCAAGTCCAAACTTGAGGCGCGTGGTGATGGTTCCAGTTATCTCCTCCTGCCGGTTCTCGTACATGTGTGCGACGAGCAAACGCACGGCTTGAATGATTGGCGCTGGCGGTGCGCTGTATCCAGCGGTGAACGTAACCACCACAGGACTCAAAGCATATTCGTAGGTGGTAGGGTAGTCCCTAAATGCAATGCGCGCCGGTGAGCTGATGGTGTCGGTGTACCAATTGGCAGCGGCTAACGTCGTGAGGTCGCTCGTGTAGTCCTTGGCTGCCGTCGTCTGATACTTAACCTCGCTGATGGCCGTGACTGGCCCAATGGGAATGTAGCTATTGACAAACGCCGGCAGGTAACCCTTGGCCGTATAGCTGCCAATCTTGATGTTGCAGTGTTCCTCAATCCATGCAACCGCAGCAGAACGCAAAGCAGTGATCAAAGTGTCTTCTTGACTGTGTGTGACGCGCAGGTGGCCTTTCAAGTCTGCGATACCAATGATGGTCTCAAGGTTAACTGCCGCGCCTGTTATCTCTACTTGCATAGCGTAAAAATAGAAAAGCCCGCACTAGGCGGGCCTTTCTCATTCAGTCAATTACGCTATCAAGCGTTGTCGTGGAAGGTGTAAGCAGCACCGGCATGCAAAGCAGAAGCCGCAGCGTACCTGTGGCAGCTGATGCGGACCTGGTGAGAGAGGTCCAAAGCATATGGGTTAATTACCAAGTCGATGCCGCCTCCAAAGTAGCCGAGAACGGCAGCTTGAGCAGGATCCATCATAATCATCGTACCCTCAGCAGCAACTCCGTTGGCTGGCACCAAGTCGGTAACAAAGTATGGATAGCCCATAGCCGTGATTCCACCAGCGCCAGTACGGTCGAGGACCGCACTTACACTAGAAACCAAAGCGTCATCAGCGATAAGAGCGTGAGCTGTTCCGTTGACCACAACCTTAAGGTTGCGCAAGTCAACACCAGCGTCAGCCAGTGCGCCCTCAGCAACAAGCATAGTTGCAGCAGATGGCGCAGCATCAACGTCACCGTCTCCAGTTCCAATAATGGCGTCAAATACAGACTTGTCAATCTGACGATTCAACTCAGTAATCATGTCCTGAGTAATAAGCTGCTCGACAGCAGGACCGCCCTGCATAATGAGCTGCTCAGTGACAGTAACAAAAGCACCGTAGCGAGTAGGCGTCAAGCTCTTGTTTCCGACTGCGTTAGCAGCTGAAGAAACATTTGCACCCTCAGCAGCTGAAGCAACCTGTGCGGCGGTGTTGACGATTGGAATGTTGACGTTAGAGGTCAACCCAGTCAAAACACGTCCACCAATAGACTGGAAGAGTGTGGGATTGGCCAAAGCAGCTACACCAGCAGCTGCGTCAGTTCCAACAAAAGCAGGAGAGTTGGCCAAACCTGAGCCGGCACCAAACTCACCAACGTCACCAACCGCACGCAAAGCGACGTCAGGAATGGAAAGCTGTCCCTTAATGTTTACGCCAGACATCCGAGCCTCCTTAATGGCTTCCTCGGTGTACTCAGCGGCGACACCTGTGAGGCGCTTGCCTTGAGCGAGGTCGCGCACAGCACCGGCCAAATCAAGGCGCTTGTACATTCCGCGCATCTCATTGGATGCACCACGGCCAACTTCACCAGCGAGGACAGCACTTTCGGCAATCTTAGCGTCTTCACGCTTGACCTTAAGTTGCACGTCCACCTTGCGGATTTCAGTGGCGAGGCGCTCCATCTCTGCTACGTCAGTATCAGAGAGATCGCGTTCTTCAAGTTCAGCGGCTTTTTTAACGTCTTCGCGCTGCTCGACGTATTGCTGGCGCAGGGCCTGCAAATCCTTAATAGGAAGGTCAGTCATTTTCATGTTGTTGTTCGGCGCGCGCAAATACAGACGCAGCCTGATATGCCGGATAAGTTACAGGACTCACATCGATTAGACGCCCCACCTTTTCAATAACTCTAACGCCGTCCTCGTCTACGCTTTCTTCACTAATGGTAAAGGCAAAGGAACTCTGAGAAATGTCGCCGCGCTGAATCATGGTGTACAGGTCGCGACCGGCTTGCGTGTCGCTAAGCACGCCACGGTAGTACAGGCCGTCCTCGTCTTCTTTGAGTTCGAGTGTGCCGTTGCTTGTACGCGCCAGCGGTACGCCGTCGTGATTAATCAAAAGCCGCACGTCGTCCTCCAACACATCAGCGAAGGCACCAGGTGCAATGCGCTCTTGGAATGCACCGAGGTCGGTGGTGCTATTGAATACAGCCGCGTATCCTTCAACAACAAGCTCGTCGGTGGCCGCGCGCATCTCTGCTGTGCGGTACTGCACGCCCTTACCTGTGGCCTTCTTTATCTTGCGCTCCGCTACGCCGCTGAGGTAGCGCCGCACCTCTGCGATGCGTGCTGCGTCTTCGCCTGGTGTATGGCTGTAGATGGCCACCAGTTGCATGTATGTAGCCTTGTTGGTGCGCTTGCTGATGTTGTGCAGCGCCCTTCTAACGTAGTTAGGAAGGTGATTGTCCGTTGTCATTGCTTGAGATTTTTTC